TCTTCGATTACATCAGCTATATCTAAATTAAATGTTGTTGTACCTGAAGTTGCCATCTATTTCTTCTTTTTTTGTCTTAATAAATTCTCAAGTTCTTTGGCTTGAGAGGCATGAGTCTTAGATGCTTTTTTAAGAGCACTTATAATTTTACGTATTTTCTGTGGTTGCATCATAATTACCTATCGTCAAACTCAGTTCCGTATGATGGGTTTACCATACCACCAGTGAAATATTTATTACCTACTTTACCACCACCAGATATATTTTTCATTTCTTTTGCAGTTTTCGGTCCTAAGTTTCCACTTTTTAATCTTTGACTTATAGTGGGATTCATATATTTAACATCAAATTTTTTAGAATGTCTTGACATCTCACCTCTGGTCTTAAAATCTTTTTTCATTTTTTCTGCTTTTTGTCTTCTTAAAAACTTTCTTTGATTTTTACCTTGTTTACCAGTAGCCGACATAATACTACTTGTAGTTGGTTTTGGAGTTGTTTCTTTTTTGGTTTCTCTAGGAGCAGCAACAAAATTTTTAAATGGTCTTTCTGATGTTTCTTTTCTTTCTGGTCTAGCTTTTACTTCCGGCCTATTTTTTTTTGGTTTATCTTTTATTTCTTTTCTAGTTATAGGAGTTACCGGAGCAGCTTTAGCTTTTGGTGTCTCCTCCTTTTTCTTTTTTATTTCTACTTTTTTAGGTGCTGGTTTTTTCTTTTTTCTAAACTCACCCATTCCAGCTATTTCTGTAAATGATTTCATTATGTTTACTTCTCCTTATCTTTATCCGAGTATAAATTATTAAATGTTGTTTCCCAGTCCATATAACTATCGTGTTGTTCTGCGGAGTGTTCCCACTGCGACGGTACAAAGTCTGGTGGTCCTTCTCCAACAACCCATAGTGCAGGATTGGTTACACGTACACGATTGTTTGGTAGTGCTACTATACAACCTTTATAGGGACCTGATGTTAATTCCAACACATGTGATTGTTTATGTTGTGCTGGATCATCCGATATATAACTGTCAGTATAATCAACCGTAAACATGTACTTACCATTATAGAACTCACCTGCTATCTTACACAACCACGGACTTGAACTAATTCGATCCATTCTAATGACAGCATGATTACGACTGGAGCAATCCCAAGGCTGGGCTAAATGAGTCTGTATATTTGGCGGCCATTCATCGAACGGTGTGTCCCCCACTAAAGCCGTTATTGGTATACGTGCCCACATAGCTCCACCGTGGGGATTAGGGTGATCTTCGCCACATCCTGTAAACACAACTTGAAAACTCAAACAACGGTCTGGGATAGTGCACACTGCAAAAGCCAAGGCATGTAGAAACTCACCTTGGTATTTTTCGTGGTTATGTGTGAACTCTTTCCTCACCCAACACTTAAAGTGTGGGATGTTAGAAATAGTGTATGCCACTATCTAGCTCTACCGCCTCTTGCCATGTACTTAGAAGTCTTACCACCTTTAGCCATATACTTAGATGTTTTACCTCCACCTTTCATTCTGTATTTAGATGCTTTACCACCAGCTCTCATTTTACCTTTACCGTCAGCTGCAAAAGCTGGAATCTTTTTTCCATCTTTCATAACCATAGGCATTTTACCACCACCGGCTGCTTTATATTTAGTTCCTTTAGCCATACCACCACCCATCATTTTTTTCTTTTTCATCATGGCTTTTAATTTTTTATTTTCAGCCATGAGTTTTTTCATTTTAGCTTCCATTGCTTTAGTCATTTATAGTGCTCCTTTTAAGTATATTATTTCAAGTGTTAATATTATCACCGCCGCCACAATAGATACAGTTATAATAATTGTATTTTTAAGTCGACGTTTACGATGAGCTTCTGCTTCTAGAGCTTTTTTTCTACGAACTCTTTCCGCAGCTATCTCACCTTGTAGTCTTTCCCACTGTCCAGGAGAACCAAACAATAAAAACAACTCACGCATTTCATCACGAATACGTTTGGCTTCCTCTTTCCGAAAGTGAGCTTCTATTGCTGTCTGCTCAGCTCCCA